AAGCGCTGTAAATATCAATGGGGGTGTGGGTCGGACCACGACAATCATTAGCACTTCAATCGCTACGGCTCAGGCGATCGGTCAGGTGGACTCTGGGAATGTCTACTTTGCCGGGGGTGGCGGAGCGGGAGGCGAGGGTGCTGGTGGACTTGGCGGCGGTGGTGCTGGGTCACCTGTAAATCAACGTGGTGTGGACTGTCTAGCAAACACCGGCGGGGGCTCTGGTAACGCTGACACAAACGAAGGCTCACCATACGCTGGCGCTGGCGGTTCCGGTGTCGTAATCGTTAGGACAAGAATCTAATGTCACACTGGGCAGAAATAGACGAAAACAACTTGGTTGTTCGGGTGACTGTCGGCAACAACGATGACCCAGATGAAGGCTATCAATGGCTTATTGACAACCTCGGTGGACGTTGGGTTCAAAGTTCGTTCAACACTTTCGGTGGCGTGTATTACAACTCTGACCGTACCGTTGCGGATGACCAGTCTAAGGCGTTACGGTTCAATCACGCGGCATCGGGATATTCTTACAATCAAGAGCTAGATGGTTTTGTGCCGCCAAAAAAGTATGAGTCGTGGGTTCTTAACGAGGACACTTGCCTATGGATGGCACCTGTGCCAATGCCTGAAGGCGATTATGTTTGGGACGAAGAAGCTGGTGACTGGGTAGAGGTCACTAATGAATCTTTCTAAGCCCTGGCCCGCTGGCGAAACGATCCGTAGCCCCTGGGGTTATCGCAAGCACCCGATTACCGGCAGACGCAAAAAGCATCGGGGCGTGGACGTTGGCTACAACGGTCCTATCTATGCGCCTGCGGATGGCAAAGTCGTCCACAAGGGCGCAAGTTTGAATAAGCGCACTGGTGGTGGGTACACCCTAATCTTGGAACACAAGAGCCCGCGTGTGTGGACTGTCTACTACCACTTACGGGAACCGTCACGTCTCTTGAGGGGCACTCAGGTCAAGCGAGGAGAAGTCCTGGCCCATACTGGGACAACCGGTGCGAGCACCGGGGTTCACCTCCACTGGGAAACCAGGCGCTCGCGGCGTTGGGGGACCGACTTCAACCCCGAGAGCATTCTTTCAGGCGATTATGCCTCAGAAAGCAAGCCGGTCAAGGCTGAGCAAAAACCGAAGCTCACTGAGGATGGCCTAATTGGCAGGCAGACCTGGCGCGCAGTTCAACGGATGCTAAGGGCTAAAAATCTCTACACAAATCGCATAAATGGCGTGCCTGGAAAATCTACTGTCCTTGCTTTACAAAAGTTTCTAAACCAAGGCGGCTGGTAATGACTGACCCAAACGATACCGGTTCGGTCAGGGTAAGCATGAAAGATATTTACACAGAAGTTCAAAGGCAAGGTCGCCTCCTAGAAAAAGTGGTTTCTTCGCTTCCCGACAGCGAGGAGAAAATTGAAGATCACGAAAACAGGATTAGGGCGCTAGAGAGGCGAATGTGGCAAGCCATTGGAGGGTTTGGTTTGGTCGCGGCCTTAGCGCCCTTTCTGGTACGTTTAGTGCCATGAAAAAACCTTCTTGGAAAATACGTCGTCGTTACATATTCGCTGGATTTAGCATTGGCGGATTCATGCTCATTGGGAGCACCATTGCAACTTTGATGGGCACAGGGGTTGACGTTAGCGATCTTGTCACCGCTGGCGCAGCATTAGTAACTTTGGTTCTATCAACATACGTTTTCGGTTCCGTTTGGGAAGATCGTGCCTATAAGGAGGAGAACAGTGATGGGTAAGTGGATGCGTTATTGGTCCTACGCGGGTGAGAGGGCTATCAAAACTTCGAGCCAAACCGCCATTGCAACTTTGACTGCCGCCGGAGTTGTCGGGGTACTAGAGGTAGATATAATAAATCTCTTGAGTGTTTCAGCTCTGGCTGGTGTCATGTCTCTTTTGACATCTGTTTTGCAATACGACAAAAAGGCGGAGGAATAAAAATGAATGAAGTTGTTGATGGTGTCGTTTGTAACGTGGACCCGCAATCTCTGGTAGATTGTGAGTCGTGTCAGTAATGACCTTTCCTTCCTAATAACAGAAGCCCTCCCCCGTAAAGCTTGATCCGCTGGGGGAGGGTTTTTGCGTTTCCGGTGTTGGACTTTGAGCCCGGTTTGTGCTTTACTGCAATCGTTTAGATTGTTTGCTCATAGGAGGGTGAAAATGTTTCAAGCAGAAAGAGATCGTGACGAGGTTGTTGTCAAATCTGATAAGTGGTTTGACGTTTCTAACACCGAGGGTGGCGGCACGCTTGTTTTGACTATAAAAGAGGCTAGGAGGCTGTCTGAGGCGCTTTTAGACGCCACCATGACTGTTCACCTAAATCTGGAGCCCGAGGACGGCTGACGCTCTTTCGTGGTCTGACCCCCCCAAATGCCCCATTCTTCTTTTGCTTGAACCGCGTAAGCGAGACACTCAAGTTGGATGGGGCATTTTTCACATAAAGATTTGGCAAGCGCAACGCTTTCTTCTCTGACCCGTTTGTTGGCGAAGTCCTCCGGGAAAAAAATGTCTGGTGCCTCTTGGCAGCCAAGTGTTTCTTCTTGCGCGTCCATTGTGTCTTGCAGTTCGAAGTAAAGCATTTTGATATGTCCGCCGTTAGTCATAAGGTAATTCTATGGATGATGACGTTATTTACAAAACTCTTGATGGTGAAACTTTCAACAATGCGGTGAGGCTCGGTTCTGCCGAAGCTGGTTCTGAGGAGTGGCACAAAATGAGGCGTCACGGTGTGGGCGGTTCGGAGATAGGCACGATTATGGGTTTGAACCCGTGGGAGTCGGCTTTTGCCTTGTGGGCTAAGAGGACTGGGCAGATTCCCGACCCCCCTTTGTCTTCTTGGTCTATTCGGTTTGGGCGAGCTTTTGAGAAGCCCGTGTTGTCTTTGTGGGCGGAAGAACACCCGGAGTTCGAGGTGTATGGGGCTGGAACTTATCGGCACCCTGATTATGATTTTTTGCACGCCAACCCTGACGCTTTAGCTTATGACGCGAAGAATGACGAGTGGATTGTTGTCGAGGTAAAAACGTCACGCGGGACTTGGGGCGACGCGCCTCCTGCTTATGTAGCACAGGTGCAGCATTACATGGCGGTTTTCGGTTTGAAACGTTCGGTCATCGTCGCTGTGGCTGGTTGGAACTATGAAGAGCGCTGGATAGATCGAGACGATTTCCAAATTGAGGCGCAAATAGAGGCTGCAATTCGGTTCTGGGATCATTTACAGAACGTGCAGAAGCCAGATTGGGATGGCAGCAAGGCGACTTACGAGGCCGTGAGGTACCTGAATCCCCACATTGAAGCTGACGAACAGGTTGATTTGGGGGATGTTGGCGAGTTACTTTTGCGGGCGCATAGCGGCTCTCTTGAGTCGGAACAACTTTTGACCGAAACTAAGTCAAAAGTGTTGGACTCGATGGGCAAAGCCAAGTATGGTTTTGTCATGCGAAACGGTGAAAAAATTATCGTCGCGCAAAGACAATCAAGAGCCCAAGGAAAGCCTTGGCTTGTAGTGAAGGGAGAACGGTAATGAGATGGGACCCAAATCAGTACGACATGGTGGAGGTTAGGATTGCAAAGTTTTATGCCCAGAACGAAGATGGTCGGATAATCACGGAGCTTGTACCCGATGACGCCGAGTGGATTTTCAAAACTTACATTTATTTGAATGTTGGAGATCAAGCAGCCGGGCTACCAAAAGCTGTCGGTTACGCGACAGAAAAGAAGGGCTCAAGCCAGTTTGCGGCGGAACTAACAGAAACGTCATCTGTGGGTCGGTGCCTTGCCAACCTCGGTATGCACGGCTCAAAACACAGGGCGAGCCGGGAGGAGATGCGTAAAGTTCCGGCGGGGAACCGTGACTATATTGCCGAGGCGAAGGCTTTGGATGATGTGAGTGCGCTACGTTTGTTATGGGCAGAAGCCCAGGCCGCAGGCGCGGATCAGAAAACGCTAGAGCAGGTGAGGAATCGTGCAGAGAGACTTTCAGGTAATGAAGGCAAGCGCACAGGAGCTTCTACAGGCGTATCTGGAAGCGGTCAAAAAAAATGACTCTAACGTGGAGTTTTGGCGAGCAACCCTTCTCGAAAGGATGCAAACGATAAATGTTGCCATCCGAAATAGTGAAGGGCTTGCAGGAGCTAACAGCGATGACCCGTCAGGGAGTGGAAGCCCTCTTTGAGGCTGAAATTGAGTTAGCTGACGCGGAACGCGATTTGGACTTACTTGAACACAAGGCGTTTGTCGAGGCTCAAGGCACCGTTGCTGATCGTAATGCTTTGGCACGCTTAGAGGCCGCCGAAGCTCGCTGGGCGCGAGATGTTTGCAAAGCCAAAGTAAACCGTGTCAAAACAAAGTTGAAGGCTTTAGAAGGTGAAATAATGGCTAATGCAACAATGTCTAAGATTATGCAAGCCGAAATGAAACTCTGATATGCCTTTTTATGTTTATGGTTGCTCTGACTGTAAACAGACTCGTTCAATTCAGCATGGAATTGAAGCTGAGGCAAAAATATGCTGCGAAGACTGCGGTAACGAAATGGTAAAAAAACCCTCCCTGGGGGGAGTGTCTTTCCGCGGCGACGGCTGGGGTTCTGGCGGGTGACAGTAGAAAAACCCTGGGGCTTGGAAGACGAGTGGCTTGTCGGCGAGCGTTTCATAATGGGTAAGTTCCTTTTACGCGAAGGCGAACGCACCTCTTTGCACTTGCATGAAGGTCAGTCACATTTTTGGTTTGTTGAATCTGGCAACGGGGAACTTAGCGTTGAAGAAACACAGTTTTTGATTGGTCCCGGGGATTCGATTTTTATAGATATTGGTCAGTTGCACCGTTTGTCTGCAATGGTAGGGGACATGGAAGTTTTTTTTGTTACTGCCGGGTTGGTGGACCCCGCGGACAGTGTTCGGTTTGAGGACGATTACGGGAGGACTAATGAAAGCTTCGATTAGGAAGATGGTTTTGGCACGAGACCCATATTGTTTTCACTGTGGCGAGAGCAACGATCTTGTTGTGCATCATCGCAGGAATCGCGGGCATGGTGGCTCTAAGTTGCTGGACAAGCCCGAATGGTTGATGGCTGTCTGCGCCGTTTACAACGGTGAAATGGAATCGGTTGCCTGGGTGGGCGCGGCCGCTCGCAGCTCAGGTCACAAACTTCGGTCTTGGGAGGACCACAGCCTTCCGGTCTTTGACGTAGTGACCCAACTCTGGTACGTTCTGAAAACTAACGGAACGAAGGAAATTTATGAAGACGAAGAAGGGTACTACTGAGGTCAGTTGGGCCAAAGAGCTTGGCATTGACCTTCGAGAACTGAGGGAAGAGTCTTTTGACCACCCTCGCCAGTTTGCAAAGCACATAAGGCATCGCAAAAATGCGAACGCTTATTGGGAATGGAAAGAGGGTGTCGGCAATGCTAAAAGCGCTAAGTGAGAGAAAGCTCGTCGTGTCGTATGTGATTGTTTTTGTTTATATGTTTTTGCCAATGTTGTTTTTCTCAGACGGGAAGCAAGCTGCTTTGGGTACGGGGTCCTCGGCGGGAGAGCGTTCGGTTAGTGGCGAACGCGGGGTGTTTGATATAGAAGGCGCGCCCGTGGTCCAAATGGTGATTCCGGCACCCGTTGTTGTGCAAAGTCGTTATGAGCAAAAGATTGATCGGCCCAACTATCTAAACTATGCTCAGGCGGTGTTGCCTGTGCATAATCCCGAAATAAGTAGTGACTTCGGTTGGAGGGTTGCGCCTTGTACCGCTTGTAGCAGCGACCATCAAGGCGTGGACTTTGTGCCCGGCGCAGGCGAGCCAGTCATGGCAATCTTGAACGGTGTGGTGGCGCAGGCTGGGGTAAACCAGGGGTATGGGTACTGGGTAAAAATAGAACATATTGTGCCGATAACCGAGGGTGAGGTGGAGCGCTGGGTTACTGTTTACGCTCACCTGAAGTCGGGTTCAATTCCCGATGACGTGGGCGTCGGAGCCACTGTCGCACGAGGCCAAATCATCGGTGCCGTGGGCTCTACGGGCATTAGCACCGGACCCCACTTGCACTTCGAGCTTCACATTGATGGCGAGGTTGTAGACCCCTTGCCAATCATTTCGCAAAGTCAAGTAATCAAAGACCGGGAGGTGTCGTGGAAGTGACCGGATTCGATGACTGTAAATGGAAACGGGGGTAGTCAAAATTGTCTTCAACTATCAGTCTTGAGCGCAAGTTTGCTCTCGTCCCCGAGTGGGTTATTGATCTTGAAATCTCTAACAGTGCTTTTCGGTTGTACGCGGTTTTGGCGCGCTACGCGGATTACAACACTCATAGAGCTTTTCCGTCAAGAGAGACGCTGGCAGAGCGCATGGGAGCGTCTGTAAAAACCGTGGAGCGTGCCGTGGCGGAGCTGCAAGAGGTTGGTGCAATCAAGAGAGAAAACCGTGGTCGCTATCACTCGAATATCTACACTTTGGTCATGGATAATCCTGAGGGGACAAAAATGTCCCCCGACAAAAATGTCCTTCGAGAGGACAAAAATGTCCTTCGAGGCGACAAAAATGTCCGACGAGAGGACAAGGATGTCGCACTAACGAGAACCATAGAACAAGAACTAAAAAACAAGAAAGATGTTTTTGATCAGTTTTGGAATCTTTATCCGAAGAAGGCGGATAGGAGAAAAGCCGAGAAGGCGCTTGAGGGCGCCTTGAAGAGGGCTACGCTTTCGGTCATCTTGGAGGGCGTTGAAAAGTATCGTGATGATCCGAATAGGAAACCTGAGTTCACGAAGAATCCTGCTAGTTGGTTGAACGCTGACGCTTGGGAGAACGATCTGTTGCCGCAGCGTGAGGCTTTGAATGATTGGGGTAAGCCTTTTGCTCCTGCTGCTGAGGGTCCGGGGAAGCGTCAGTGGGTTCGGTCTTTGCATGATCAGGGTGAGCATTGGGAGTGTCGGCCTGGGGAGTTTG